GCTAATGGAAAGCAAGCGGCAGACGCTACGCTCACTGCCCTAGCGGCACTAGCTACAGCAGCAGATAAACTCCCTTATTTCACAGGTGTTGATCGTGCCGCGTTAACTGCATTGACAAGTGTTGGACGCGCCATTCTTGGTAAGACCAGTATTCAGAGCGTTCTTGATTACCTTGGTTTAGGAGAAGGCTCGGCGCTGCCCGTTGGTGTGCCTGTTCCGTGGCCCTCAGCCACACCGCCAACGGGGTGGCTGAAATGTAACGGAGCAGCATTTTCTTCTGAAAAGTACCCAAATCTGGCAAAGGTTTACCCCACCAATAAATTGCCGGATCTACGGGGCGAATTTATTCGAGGTTGGGATGATGGACGAGGTGTGGACAATGGGCGAGCATTATTAAGCAGCCAAGAGGCTACAAACTTTTCTCAGCGTGCCGGAAATATAGGTGATGGTGCGGGGCACGCAATTAATTTTCATGATGGCATCGTCGGAAATCAGCCAGGATTTTCACGATTTAATTTCACCAGTAACTCTGTAGGTGATGGTATAAATTTTGTTGCTGTCAGGCCGCGAAATATCGCATTTAATTACATCGTAAGGGCAGCATGAAAACGTTGGTTTGGGGGAAGGCTCAGCATTGCCTGTTGGCGTACCTGTTCCGTGGCCCTCAGCCACTCCGCCAACAGGCTGGCTAAAATGCAACGGAGCAGCTTTTTCTGCTGAAGAATACCCAGAACTGGCAAAGGCTTATCCCACCGATAAATTACCGGATTTACGCGGTGAGTTTATTCGCGGCTGGGATGACGGACGTGGTGTGGATGCGGGGAGAACAATATTATCCGCTCAAGGTGATGCCATACGTAATATCTATGGTGAGTTCAAGACTGTAAATACTGAAAATTATTCAATATGGGAATCAGTAGGCTCGTTTAAGGGGGCAGTGGTGCCTTTAAATCCCTCAACAAACAATAGTTATTTTTCCTTAGTCAGAAGTATGGTGACAGAAAGGACAGACGGCGCTGTTTACCCAAAAGTGATTGGCCTTGATGCTTCAAAAATTGTTCCAACTGCAAACGAAAACCGCCCACGCAACATTGCGTTTAATTACATCGTAAGGGCAGCATGAAAACGTTGGTTTGGGGGAAGGCTCTGCACTGCCCGTTGGTGTGCCCGTTCCATGGCCCTCAGCCACGCCGCCAACGGGGTGGCTGAAATGTAACGGTGCAGCATTTTCTTCTGAAATGTACCCCAATCTGGCAAAGGCCTACCCCACCAATAAATTACCGGATTTACGGGGCGAATTTATTCGCGGCTGGGATGACGGACGGGGCGTTGATAATGGGCGCAACCTACTGTCTGCACAGTCTGACGCTATTCAGAATATAGTTGGCACTTTTGGGCGTACTCAGCTTTTTAAAGATGCGCTTAATTCAGGACCATTTAGTCAAACTGACTCTATATTATCAGTAGGCTTACAACCAACTGAGATCATTGAAGGATATGGTGCTTCTGTATGGACATTCGACGCCTCTCGCTCAGTTCGCACAGCATCTGAAACACGCCCCCATAACATTGCGTTTAATTACATCGTAAGGGCAGCATGAAAACGTTGGTTTGGGGGAAGGCTCAGCATTGCCTGTTGGCGTACCTGTTCCATGGCCCTCAGCCACTCCGCCAACAGGCTGGCTAAAATGCAACGGAGCAGCTTTTTCTGCTGAAGAATACCCAGAACTGGCAAAGGCTTATCCCACCAATAAATTACCGGATTTACGCGGTGAGTTTATTCGCGGCTGGGATGACGGACGTGGTGTGGATGCGGGGAGAACAATATTATCCGCTCAAGGTGATGCCATACGTAATATCTATGGTGAGTTCAAGACTGTAAATACTGAAAATTATTCAATATGGGAATCAGTAGGCTCGTTTAAGGGGGCAGTGGTGCCTTTAACTCCCTCAACAAACAATAGTTATTTTTCCTTAGTCAGAAGTATGGTGACAGAAAGGACAGACGGCGCTGTTTACCCAAAAGTGATTGGCCTTGATGCTTCAAAAATTGTTCCAACTGCAAACGAAAACCGCCCACGCAACATTGCGTTTAATTACATCGTAAGGGCAGCATGAAAACGTTGGTTTGGGGGAAGGCTCGGCACTGCCCGTTGGCGTGCCTGTTCCGTGGCCCTCAGCCACACCACCAACGGGGTGGCTGAAATGTAACGGAGCAGCATTTTCTTCTGAAAAGTACCCAAATCTGGCAAAGGTTTACCCAACGTTAAAATTACCTGATTTACGCGGTGAGTTTATCCGTGGTTGGGATGATGGGCGAGGTGTGGATGCGGGAAGGGGCATCTTAAGCATACAGGGGTGGTTAACAGGAAGTCATTATCATAATATTCGGTCATGGGACGCGTGGGATAACACGGTATTGGTGCCAAATGACAGAGGGGGGGATAGTCTGTTGTCGACAGATAACGCCGTCCAAGAAGGAGCGATTAATGGTAAATTTACCAGTCAATACAGAACGGAGTTATCTGGGGGGAATGAAACCCGCCCACGTAACATTGCCTTCAATTATATTGTGAGAGCAGCATAATGGATAATGCGATATTAAATAGCGAACTTATAGCCATACAGGCAGGAAACATTATCGTTTATAACTATGATGGTGGTAATCGGGAATATATTTCTGCATCAACTGAATATCTTGCTGTTGGCGTTGGTATTCCGGCAAATTCTTGTTTGGATGCTCCAGGCTCACATAAAGCAGGTTATGCGATTCTCCGTTCAGAGGATTTAAGTTCATGGGAGTATGTGCCAGATCATCGTGGCGAAACTGTCTATAGCATTGACACTGGGAATCCCGAAGAAATCACGGTGTTGGGTGACTATCCGGAAAATACAACCACTATCGCCCCGCTAACACCATACGACAAATGGGATGGAGAGAAATGGGTGGTTGATACTGAGGCTCAACATAGTGCAGCTGTAGAGGCAGCAGAAACAAAACGTCAGTCATTGATTGATACTGCGATGGCTTCCATTAGTCTGATTCAGTTGAAATTACAGGCTGGACGGAAGTTGACGCAGGCAGAAACCACACAGCTTAACTCCGTGCTAGATTATATAGACGAGCTGAACGCGATGGATTTAACCACGGCACCAGATCTCAACTGGCCTGAAAAACAACTTTCTACAGCCAGTTGATATAATTAATCCGCCCTCACAATATAATTAAATGCAACATTACGAGGGCGGGTTTCTAAGCCAGCAGTACCTAAATTAGCTACGGACTGTTTATATGTTTTAAAAGTTCCATAATTAGGGGCTGGCAATCCTGCATCGCTTGTGTTCCCCCATCTGATAACTCCCGTATTACCACTAGTAGCCCATGCCTCGTCAAAGTAGAAATTAATTGAGCGGTCAGTTGCTACGGTTGATTTTGACGGTAATCCGTGAGCATGATCCTCCGTTGCATATCCTTGCTCGCTTAAAATAGAGCGACCAGAGTCAATCCCTCGCCCATCATCCCAACCACGGATAAACTCACCGCGTAAATCAGGTAATTTTAACGTTGGGTAAACCTTTGCCAGATTTGGGTACTTTTCAGAAGAAAATGCTGCACCATTGCATTTCAGCCACCCCGTTGGAGGTGTGGCTGAGGGCCATGGAACAGGCACGCCAACGGGCAGCGCCGAGCCTTCCCCTAAACCAACGTTTTTATGTGGCCCTTACAATGTAATTAAAAGCAACGTTGCGGGGGCGCATTGATATCCATGCCCCGGTAAAATTATCCTCTGCCGTCCTTTGAGTGCCTGTTATGGAGTTATCTGCTGATGCTGGAACATAATCGCTATTATCTCCTGCTTTAGGATTAGCAGGGTTTCCAACAGTTATAACAGAATCAGCAGTAGCATAAGCGATACCTACTTTGACATTAGTAGTCAGATCGACACCGTAATAATCCTGCAAAGCTGTACGAATAAATGTTGCAGTCTGACCACTTAGCAATGAACGCCCTGTATCAATCCCTCTCGAATCATCCCAACCACGGATAAACTCACCGCGTAAATCAGGTAATTTTAACGTTGGGTAAACCTTTGCCAGATTTGGGTACTTTTCAGAAGAAAATGCTGCTCCGTTACATTTCAGCCACCCCGTTGGCGGTGTGGCTGAGGGCCATGGAACAGGCACGCCAACGGGCAGCGCCGAGCCTTCCCCCAAACCAACGTTTTCATGCTGCCCTTACGATGTAATTAAACGCAATGTTGCGTGGGCGGGTTTCAGATGCTGTACGAACTGAGCGAGAGGCGTCGAATGTCCAGTTATAAGCGCCATAACCCTCAATAATTTCCGTTTCCTTTAGGCCTGTAGATAATACTTGACCATGTTGACTAAATGGCCCTGAACTAAGTACATCTCTAAAAAGCTGAGTACGCCCGAAAGAACCAACAATATTCTGAATTGCATCATTCTGTGCAGATAATAAATTACGGCCAGAGTCAATCCCCCGCCCATCATCCCAGCCGCGAATAAACTCACCGCGTAAATCCGGCAATTTATTGGTGGGGTAAACCTTTGCCAGATTTGGATACTTTTCAGAAGAAAATGCTGCACCATTGCATTTCAGCCAGCCCGTTGGTGGTGTTTCTAAGGGCCACGGAACGGGCACGCCAACGGGCAATGCTGAGCCTTCCCCCAAACCAACGTTTTAGTCTTAATCCCTACCTATACCAACGATGTATTTTTAACTAAACAAAGAGGTTGTTTTTCATGCAAATTGGCTACATTCGTGTGTCAACAAATGACCAAAACACAGATTTACAAAGAAATGCACTGAACTGCGCAGGATGTGAACTGATTTTTGAAGATAAAATAAGCGGAACAAAGTCAGCCAGACCAGGCTTGAAAAAGCTGCTCAGAACGTTATCAGAAGGAGATACGCTGGTTGTCTGGAAGCTGGATAGGCTTGGCAGAAGTATGAAACACCTTATCACGCTTATAGAGGAGTTGCGGGAAAAAGGTGTTAATTTCCGTAGTCTGACAGACAGTATTGACACATCAACACCCATGGGGCGTTTCTTTTTTCATGTCATGGGTGCTTTAGCAGAAATGGAACGTGAATTAATTGTTGAGAGAACACTGGCCGGACTGGCAGCTGCACGCGAACAGGGACGCATTGGCGGACGTCGCCCGAAGTTGACAAAAGAACAACATGAGCAAATAGCGAGGTTGATCGAAAATGGCTACAGCAGGAAACAGTTGGCAATTATTTACGATATCGGTGTATCGACGATTTATCGTTATCATCCTGTAGAGAAGCGCCAAACTCAATCTGAGCTGTAATTCTAATGCCGCGTCGGTGTAATTTATCTTGATAGAATAGGTACATTTATCGCGCGGCACATCAATTCGATGTATCTAGCGCCTGCTGGCCGCTAATGAAAACTGTTCTCGAAATGTTGTCCCTAGTCCGAGACTAGGGTATCACCTCTGGAAAGCATACGCAGAACCTTTTTTAACCCAGGGTGCCCAGCTTTTTTGCTGCTCGCCTTATTCGCAAAAATTAGCTCACATCCTGCGCTTTCAAGTGCTTTTCACTGCATAGCTGTGTTTTGTTCATTTGTCTATATGCGTACATAGCCTATTAGCATATTTTCTGCCCACTATCGTTATTTATTGCAAGCTACAGGTTTTAATTAACAAAACCAGTGTGTGTGGAAATCACAAAGTGCATACCGTTCTCAAATGTTGTTCAACTTACTGTTGTATAGGTAAAAAATGACATTTTATGTACATATCGTGATGTTATCCCTTCTTGGTGGGGTGTATTCGTATTTGAGTGGGCTATGTGAAAACCGTTACGAGTCTTCATGCAAGAAATTGCTGGCCGAATGTATTTCCGCCGTACTTGCTGGCTTTATTGGCATGTATCTCGCGGAATATAAGGACATGAATGAAAGCCTTCAGAGCTGCATGGTTCTTATTTTCAGCGCCAATAGCAGGCTTATTATTGAAGGTTCCAAAAGTCGGTTGAATAGGTAAGTCTCTTATGCAACATAACCGGTTGAGAAGTTACTTTGCATACCATTACCTCCTGACAACGTAGGAGGGAACTTGTGCTTGACACACAGGAATTAGCTCCAGTTGCTATTGCGCTCCTGCTTTCAGTAATTGGTGGGATAGGCACGTTCCTGATGGATGTCCGAGACGGTCGCCAGTCTGGCAATTTGTTGGGATTGGTTACGGAGATCTTTGTTGCAGTGACAGCTGGCGCGGTGGCGTACCTATTGGGGCAACACGAGGGCTGGGAGTTATCAATTACGTACTTAATGGTAACGATAGCCAGCAATAACGGTCATGAGGTGATTTCAGGGATGAAACGAGTGAATATCGATAGCATTCTGAATGTTCTTACAAGTTTGGTGAAAAAGGGAGGCGGGAAATGATTGGCTGGGGTGTATGCGTTCTTGCGTTAGCCTTAGCCGATCGCTATTTGCTAAAACGCAAGGACATCACGCATTTAGAACTTGGTGATGTGGAAATTAAACCGGGTTTCATCCGGGTGCCGTTCAAATACCGGTCTAAATTCCCGTTTTTGCGCGGCGCAACGGTCAGATATTGGATCCGCGATGTTCAGAAGCCGACGACAGTGATTGAAGGCGAACAACGTTGTTTGACGTCGGCTGAACAGGGCGAAAACAGTGAATGGTTGTACATACCCACTGAATATATGGGTAAAGGAGAGCGACTGTGGCATTTCAACGTCATGGTTACGCATGGCGACTCGTTCATTAACCCGTTGTATCGGATTTTCCCTGTTACTCAGCAAATCCGCAGAAGTTACGTAATAAATCTCGCACAGGATGTGTCAGATGACGAAAAATAAGTATGCAACGGTCGATTTTGACCAGGTTAATGAAAAGGGGCTGAAATCCCTTATCGCGGCGATCAATAAAACCGGTGTTACGGTAATTGAGGTTGACTCCAGCAACCGCGCAACAACGAAAGATGGCGTTAAAGTTAAAACCGCAAAGCTGGTTCTTAACGACGGACAAATTCTTGCCATACAGGTAAACGATACTGGCGATATATCGTCTGTGAGGCTGAATGGAAAAGCTATTCCTAACGCTCAGTCGCCGGATATCAAGACGCTTGGTACCGTCATGGGGCAAGCGGCCCGCAAAAACTCCGCAAAATTCCAGAAATCACTGATCGCCAAAGCGAAACGTGTTGCCAATCCGGTAGACAAGAAACCGGCAGTAAAATCCAACTTTCAGCGCCTGCAAGAGGCAAAACAGCGGAATGCTCAGGTGGTTGCCGCTTATAAATCAGCGCAGAACTCGGTGTCTTTCAATCAACAGCAGATCACTGATTTGCGGGCGAAGCTGGATAAGGAGACAGGCCGACTCAATAACGAAAAGGCCCGAAATGGCGAACTCAAACGCCGTCTTAAGCAACTGAAAGCAGGAAATTAACATGGAACAGTTCAATATCAATAAAGGGGTGACGATCAAACCTGGGCTTGACGTGCTTCCCCCGCCAGTGACTGATGATGAATATCGCGCATTAATGGCCGGTGAGGACCGCTATCTGATGACGGAATCCAACACCCTGGAGGAAATCGAGGCTACGTTCTTCTATGACACGCCGATCCACTGGTGTGCTACGGATTTACTGGAGGCGATTAGTTCTACTCGTTTGCAGCTACACCGGACCATGCAGGCATTTGTCCGGGCATTGAACCAGAAGCTGAATGGTACCGGAATCTCTGCGGGGAGTGATAAAACGGGGGATGTGGCCCAGAACGGTGCACGCGCGATCGGCGGGGCTGAAATTGGCCGGGCACGTAACGTTAACGGGCTGCCGGTCCTGCCAGCCATTATTCCGCTCAGTGATGGTCAGACTATCAGCATTCTGTTTCATAGCCCGACAGCGGAAAACCGGATCACCAATAGCGATACGCTGATTGCTTTCCAGTTCTTACTGAATAAAAAAGACGTTACTCATACCGTTGCTCCGATGAGTGGACGTGATATGACGCTGGCGCAGGTCACCATGAAACTTGCCAACCTTGCAGAGAAAAACTCGGCAAAATTCCAGCGTGCGCAGAAGAAGAAAAAAGCCCTGGTTGATGAAATAACCCAACTACAGGCTGACAGTGACCAGAAAGAGGATGCCATGAGCGACCTCGCGGATCAGGTGGCAGCGGTAGAAGGGCAGAAGGTAGATCTGGAGCAGAAAATTAACGCTGTTGCATCGGAAGCGGATTCTCTTTATGAAGAGAATGAGCGTTTGCAGACGGAGATTGATCAGCTCAATCGAACTGGTGGGCGCGAAACCATTGCTCCTGCGGGGATGACTGGTGGACACTCTCGCGCGATGACGGATCGCCTTGCAAGTATCAAAAATCGTATGCATATGAACGGGGAAGTGACGCTCAGTAATGGTGCATCAATGAAGCAATTCATTGAGGACGGTGAAGGGTATATCCAGTTAACCGATTCGGATGGCAGCGTGTACATGATCAAGGCTAAATCCATACAGGGTGTGGACATGGCAGATGCGATCGGCAAGCTGTTTAAAGCCTATAAAGCGGGTAATGTATCGGAATACCTGGTCCAACCAGAAGAACATAAACCGGAAAACGTCGAACCTGAACCAGCGGAGGATACCGGTAGCTCTTCGCCTGAACCAGAAATCTCTGTAGGTGCATATCGATATGCCCTGCAAATGCGTCCGGCGGCCCCTGGCGCAATACCTGAAGGTAACAAAGCAATTCTGCCGCGCCCTGATGAAGGTGACCCGTATTATGAATATGCACGCTACGGCATTGCTACTTACGATACCCCGCTTTCTGATCAGCAAATGAGTGAGTACGACCTGAAGTTATTGCCTCGCGAGGATTCTTTCGACTTCTTGGCGAAGACACTTACTAATGGTCCGTTTGGCAAATATGCACAAAAAGCTCTGGAGCTGGCCACCAGCTCACCAGACGAGTTCCGCGTAATGCTGAAAACTCAGTTTCAAAAAACTTTCCCCAATATTGCGTTTCCGGGGGGCGCTGGCACCGAGAAAATGGTGCAGAGCATGATCAATGCATTGCAGGCCGAAGTCGGTGAGATTACTCAGCCAGAACCTGCCCCGGCACAGCCTGATGAAACGGTTAGCGAAGCAGATGCAGAGGCTAATAAAGCCATTGAATATCTCAATAACGTGATGGATATGCAAAGCACTGACATGGCGGAGATCCGTAACGCCCGGGGTAATGTCCGGGAAGCGATTGCAGCCCTTCAGGCTGCCGGGCGTTTTGAGGAAAACGAAGAGCTGGTTAATGGCGCTGCTCGCCACTTGGCTGATCTGCTGGTAGCAATCCAGAAAGCGGGGGTAGCGGCATGACACTATCAGCTATTGAGTTAATGGATCTCAGCGATAAGTTGGATGCTTTGATGTCCAAAGCGGCTACCGCGAGTGGCATGGAGTTGCTGGATATCAGCGATGAAATTGACCAGATCATGCAACAGATGGGGTACGGTGTGTCCGGCGGCAGTAGTGGCGAGGAAAAACAACCTTCGGTACATGATGGTGTGCCAAAACTGGTTGCTGATTTCCTGGCTGATAAATTCGTCGATCAGAGCACCGATGCATTTATCGGTACCTTGCAGGATTTGAGTCAATATGTTGGCACATACATCGACCTGGACCAGGTTAAACAGCACACGGCGGCATGGATAGCCGCCAACATTAAAGAGGCAGCATAAGGCGTAACAGGGATGAGCTTAAGCGATCAGGTGGTAATGGCCACCAGCATAGAAACGCTGATCGAGCTGCTAAAGAACCTGCCCGGTTATGGGCGGGTTTCGTATGTGGTGACAGCGAAGGGAGACGAGGTAAAAACAGCGTTTGATATCGTCGATGCCTCAGCTCTTTTGGTATCCAATACTCTGGATGGGAAAATTAATCCTGACTATCCCCAGGAACTTCAGCCGCGCGACCGGACCCGCGCATCCAGCCTTCTTCAGGTTAACCAGATATCCAAAGATTTGCGGCCTGCTCAGCTTACTGATTCCGGTTTATCCAGCCATGGTGCGCCGATAATTGGTGAGGACAATGCCGTTGAGTCAGGTAATGGACGGACCATGGGGATCATCAAAGCCTATCAGGACGGCAATGCGGATCGGTATCGTGAGTACCTGATTGATCATGCGACCGAATTCGGCATACGACCTGAAAAGGTTGAATCAATGACGGCTCCGGTACTGGTGCGCCGCCGGTTAACCAAGGTTGACCGCGTTCAGTTTGCCAAGGACTCAAATATTTCTGATCTTCAGGAAATGGCAGCCAGTGAAAAGGCTTTTGTTGATGCCGACAGCATAACACCGGCGATGATGGCGCTTTTTAACCCGTCAGAAAGCGGAGATCTGCTTAGCCGCAGTAATGACGCGTTTATTCGCGGATTTATGACGCAAGTTGGTGCCACACAGGCGGCTGGCCTTGTAACTGAAGATGGGCGACCAACACGGCAACTTGTAGACCGTATACAAAACGCGATCTTTGCCAAGGCATATAAGGATGCGCGCCTGGTAAGGATGGTTGCAGAAGAACCTGATCCGGACATGCGTAATGTTCTGACGGCGCTTAATGCGGCAGCCAATGATTTTGTCCAGATGCAGGCTTTATCAGGAGAAGCGCACAAGCAGGCTGTGACAACTATTGTTGATGGCATTGAGACAGCGGATAGCCTCGATAAAAAGGCGCTGGCGGCATTGAAAGATGCGGTAGACCTGGTAAGGCAATCGAAGGAGTCAGGCCAGCATATTACCGATGTTATTGCTCAGGGGGATATGTTCAGCGAAACGGCCCCGGAAGTGAAAGCACTCGCGTTGTTCATCGTCGCGAATAACCGTAGCGCGAAGCGTATGGCCTCCGCCTTTAAGTTGATGGCTCAACGTATCAATGATGAGTTACAGCACCAGGGCCAGGCGCTGGGGGATATGTTTGGCGGTGGTGATGTGTCGTTACAGGATATCCTTCGCCAGGTGTCTCAGGAACTGGAAAACGAAGGCATGCAAGGGATATCCGGCGGTCTTTTCGAGTCCGTTTCCGGCGGTAGTTACAATGGTGTTGCTCCATATACCAGTTTGCTATTACATCGGGCATCCGGCATCAAAGACATTATTCATCTGATCAGGCTGCTTTCCCGTACAGATCCCCAGGATGAACAGCTTGTACAAGTGCTTGCGCATTTTGTTCGAATGCCTGTTGCCGACGTGAAAAAATGGTGCCGATTATTCGGTATCAGCAATTCGTTACTTCGCGGCTTGTTAAATCACGCATCCTCCCTTGGGCGCGATGGCTTTGACGAGATAGCGCAGGCGATAAAAAACGGAGATATGCCACCAGCTATTGACTGGTTTTCCATTCGCCCAACCAGGGTGAAAGCATTCCTTAGCGCGGCGCATTCGGCATCACCATTGGCAGAAATGGTTCAGAGGTTGTCGCTCATATTCACAGACCATACCGCGTTGGGTGATTTGACTCTGGACGAGATGAAAGAAGCCTCCATTCAGTGGGCCGATCAACAAAATGAGGTTAACTCTGACTTCTTGCCAGCATTCAGGAAGGCCGTTAGTAAAGCTGATGATGCCCGTGGAATTCTGAGGGCATTTAAGGCATTGCAAAGTCAGGTTAATAAACATGTCGGTGATATCGATGGGGTAACGGCGGAAGGCAGGGATATCCTTAAAGAGCACGGCATAACGCCAGAGTTTATTGATGAGATCAGGACTGATATGCAGCGTGAGGTCGTATCGTCCCTGCAAATCGTAGCCAGAGCGTTGGCGGATGCTAATCCGAAGAGTGCGGCCATTGTTAACCGTGTTATTGGTGATATTGAAGCATCGGAGGGCATGGGGGCGCTGAAACTCTTCCTTTCGCGAGCGTTTAATCCTAACGGCAATATTCTCCCCGGCATTATTGGTGAGGCTAAAAAGTATGTCAGCGAAGAAGAACTTGAGCATCTTGACCAACTACTTAAGCGATTCTCATATAACCCGCAGACACGCTGGCAAATGAATCAGCAAAGTATGGGTTCGGTCCACGAGAAAGTGTTATCTGCCATGAACAGTGCGATCGCCAACTCATCCGTATCTGAAGAAAAAGCTCTTGAGTGGGCCGACTCTTTTATCACGGAAGAAGTGGAAGAAGCCCGCGCTGGACAGAATGGTGGGATAGACCTGCGCAAGGAACTTGCTGATATTTATCGCCTGACCGGCGGTAAAATTTCGACCTTATCAAAGGTGGTTCACCACCAGGGAAGGGCATATGCAAATATTAATGGTGTTGTTGCTGTCAATTTGAACGATGAAAATGCAAGTGCACTGTGGCACGAGCTGGGTCATCATCTTGAGTACAGTAACCCTGGTTTGTTAGAGAAAGCCCGGTCATTCCTGAAGGCCAATGTTGAAGGGGATAAGCCATCTTTCGTTAATATCGGTGGGCGTGGCAAGCCTGAATGGTGCTTCAGATCTCGATTGAGTAATATTTATATGGCGAAGGTATACCCGCCAGCCTCAGTAAGTAACACCGGGAAAATTCGGCAGAAATCACCGACTATTTCCAAAACGTCAGCAACGGAAGTATTCTCTATGGCTCTTCAGTTGTATCATGACAAAGAGGCCGCTGCCGCATCACTGATGAATGGTGACGGATTGCTGGAACTGTTATTAGGTGTGGCAAAGGAGCTAAATAATGCAGATTAAAATCGCAGCGCCATTAGGCGGAGATGCCATTATCGAATTTGATGATAATGAAGAAGTTTCCGGGCGTTTAAGCATTATCTCCGGTGACATTACCGAGGACATGATCGCTGAAGCCATAGCTGGGGCAAATCCCAATAGCTATATGGGATTCGTTAACACCCTTGATGCTCCCGCAAGTGATGTTCTCCGAACGCTGCATCTTTACGCTGGCTGGTTTGTTGATTGGCCAGCAGTAGATGGTGGCGATGAGGACGACGACGACGATGATTTTGGTGATCATGTAGACCAGATCGTATATTGAAGAAATCCCGCCAATCGGCGGGATTTTTTTTAATCGCTTTCCACTTCTTCCGTGGTGTTTTCTTGCAGTTCTGTTAATGCAGCACGACATAGGTTCCGGGCATTGGCTATAGCCACACTTTTGACTTCATCCGTCATCGTGCAGGTAATGTACTGATCGAGTTCTTCAGCGCGGATGATGCTTTTGCCAATCAGAAACTGTATTTGCCAGAGCAGATCGGCATCCATAATCAGAATTTCTGCCGGGCCTTCAGGGCCAGCCGGGAAGGAAACATAAGACTGTTTGCCCAGGCCGACAACTCGACAACTTGCTTCAAGAATTGCGCGCTTGAGGTCTGACTTTATAACGGAAACAGGTTGATTTTCACCAGTGATTACGCCGTTGACATGGAAAGGCATGTAGCTTGAAATACGCTCCACTTTCCACACGCCAGCAAGCGATCCTTCATGCAGCACAATGGGGGTAACCGCGAGTTTCATCTCACCATATAACTGCTGGCAGATAGCTGGATTGCTGAATACATCTAAAGGCTCACATTCAAACAGCGGCGCAATCTGCATGAGGTCCATCATGGTCATCCCTGGGGTACGAGCAGTAATGAATTTGCGCATACCAGTATCCATTGCGCTCCAGATTGCTACACCATGCTTTTTGCTCACTTCTTCAGTAAAGCCAAGGTGGCACATGATGGTTTTTTCGATAGCCAGATCAGAGATAGAAACCTTTTCGCCAGGTACTCCATCATTATTGATGGTCACTTCGACACTCTGGCCATTACGCAGGCGGTATTGAATTGCTTTAGTATTTTCCACGTTAAATCACTCCACTACAAACCAGTCACATGCCAGTAAGTCGCCTACAGAAGGAACCCACGGAACAACTACACCTTGTGCATTTTTTAAGGCGAAATAAGCACCATACGGAACGAGGTCGCCGGGGAAATATCCCTTAATGGCTTCCATTCGTGCCGGGTACTGTCCTTCAGGAACCAGCCAGCAGAATTGGTTTTCGCCGTTCCACCCGCGTCGAGCAACTTTCTTGCCATCCTTCAGCCACATCAGCGCGTCAGAAAAGTCGGCTGCTTCAAGGTCGATTTCTTCTTGTAGAGTAGCGATACCGCCAGCAGAAATAGTTACGTCCCTGGCTGTAATGAATGTCACCCCATTGTGACCTTCAATGCTGAGCGATACCCCATTTTCGAAGAAGTCGTTAGTCCGACTAAAGCCTTCTTCAAATGTTTTTTCTGGTGAATAGGACAGAGATCCGTCCTCATAAGCGACCAGATATCCGCCAATTTCTGGTCGGTGTTTTTGCAAAAATATTTTATCAACATGGACTTTTACCCCTTCTGGCTCAACGACTTCGATGTTGCAAAAAAGGACCACATCCATTAGGGCGATAATTTCGATATCTTTGATTTTTGAGGCGCGAACTGTTTTATGGCTTTTGTATTTTGGAAGTGCCGTCAAAAGCTCTTTCGTTGTCATGTTATTCATAGTCTTTCCTCTGCTTAAAACCTGATGTATTGCGCCTTCAGGTGGGTCAGGAATGTTTTCCCACCAGCGAACGCAATATCTCGGGGTGTTCTTTTCGTGAAAAGCGTGTGCCATTGCCAACTTTGGCGTTTGTTTGCGAGTTCGTGCTTTTGTCGGCGTCTGGACCACCGCTTTTCTTTCAGTCGTTTTTTACACATTCAAAACGGAATATCGTCGTCAAAGTCCATTGGAGGTTCGTTATTGGCGTTGCTCTGAGGTTTACCGCCACCACTGTATTGCTGGTGGTTTTGAGGTTGGTTTGATTGCCCCCAGCCATTTGAGGACTGTGAATCGTCACGGCGAGCGCCGATCATTTGCATGGTGCCGCCCTGGCTGACGATAATTTCCGTCGTGTAACGTTCTACACCGGCGTCATCTGTCCACTTACGGGTTTTAAGTTTCCCTTCGATGTAGACCTGAGAACCTTTTCGTAAATACTCACTCGCAATTTCAGCAAGTTTTCCGAACAAAACGACTTTATGCCATTCTGTTTGCTCTTTCTGTAGGCCCGTTTGCTTGTCGCGCCATGATTCATTCGTTGCGATGCTGAGTCTTCCGACCGCTCCGCCATTTGGTATATACCTGATCTCCGGGTCTTGCCCCAGGGTACCAATCAGGATGACTTTGTTTACACCGCGTTGTGCCACTTATCTTACCTAATAAAATAAATTAATTAGAGCAATAATGTATATCTTTGAAACGTAGCTAACAAGTGATTTGCATTATCCTGTGCCTTCTAAAGGGATCGAGTCAGTCGGTATTGGCTGTGAATGAGTGTTTGTCCTGGAGCGTAAAAAATTCGCTTATGAGGTCTTTATGAAGGGAAAAACAGCCGCAGGAGGCGGTGCAATTTGCGCTATCGCGGTGATGATTACCATCGTGATGGGTAATGGCAATGTGCGAACCAACCAGGCGGGGCTTGAGCTGATTGGTAACGCTGAAGGTTGCCGACGTGATCCATACATGTGCCCGGCGGGGGTATGGACTGACGGGATCGGTAATACACACGGGGTAACGCCGGGTGTGCGAAAAAACGACCAGCAAATCGCCGCTGATTGGGAAAAGAATATCCTGATCGCTGAACGCTGTATTAATCAGCACTTCCGGGGCAAAGACATGCCCGATAATGCCTTCAGTGCAATGACAAGCGCGGCATTCAATATGGGATGCAATAGCTTACGGACCTACTACAGCAAAGCGCGAGGCATGCGAGTAGAAACGTCCATCCACAAGTGGGCGCAGAAAGGGGAATGGGTGAATATGTGTAACCATCTCCCTGATTTCGTGAACAGTAACGGCGTGCCCCTGCGAGGTTTAAAGATTCGCCGTGAAAAAGAACGCCAGCTTTGCCTGACGGGACTGGTCAATGAATAAACTCCGGCAGCTCCGCCGACTTTCGACAATGAAGTTATCGCTGGCGGCGATAGTTTTCGACTCGATTTTCATGGCGGTATATGTGCTCAATGAGACGTGGCCACTGGAACCGCTATTGTATGCTGGGCTTCGACTGTGCCTGACATTTTTGAGCATGGCTGCAAGATTGATGCAGCAGAAAGAAACCGCTTCAGATTGTCCACGCCGCGCGGTGCGCAAATATATGGCACGCAGGCGAAGGCGATAATAGTTAACGATAACCCCGGCAGCCGCCGGGGTTATTTTTGGTGGTTATTTAAACGGATTGATTGAATTATTAAACGTGATGATGCTTGTCTCACGCGGTGCCTGGACGTTAGCCGCTTGCGGAACCTCCTTAATTTTCTTGGTGACAGGCAAGTTGCGTGCGCCAACTTTGATCAGAGATTCGAAAAGTGTGGCAACGATTTTTGCATCACCAGGTTCTTTGAGGCGGAATGCGTCTTTTTGGGCGGCGGAGACGAAGATCGGGAGGTTATCCAGTTCGTCTTGCATTGCTGCCAGCACATCGTCGCGGATACCCGCTGTTTTCTCCAGCAAAGCGATTCGCGCTTCAGCATCTGCGATCTTGGCCATTGCTTCGAGGTGGCGGCCCTGGCTTTCGAGTAGTGCAGTTTCCAGTTCTGCCGTACGCTCTGTCGCCTCCACCATCATTTCCAGTTCAGCCATTTTGCCGTAATGGGATATAACGGCCTGCACTGACTCGTCGGAGTACCCATGCGCCGCCAGGGACTCTGCCAGTAAAGATTTAGAATCCGCGCTTTCAAACATTCCGGCGCTGGCAGGATGATCCAGACTGATATAGTTCGGCGTTGTCACATAATCCACACCATGGAAGCTGGTGGTTACAGCGATTTTCCCGGACTCGCGCCCGCCAGTGGCCCAGCTCCAGCCACCAGCTCGGCTTTCGATCATCGCGGCGACAATTTTACCCGGCTCTGTGTTAAGAATTTCCTGTGTATGGGTAACGATGCCGTTGTCGTCAACAGATATAGCCACTGTGCGGCACGCTGGAACATTGTCGATTACGACCGGGCGACCTTCCACCATGATCACGCTGGTTTCTGGTACTTCCAGTTTGCCAGTCAGCTGTCGGCGACCGTGACCGTAATAGCCGAAAAGCTCTCCAAGGCGTAAACCTTCCTGAGTTTCCTTGCTTTCAAGCATGGTCTTGACCGCGCTTAATACATACTGTCGCCCGTTCTGGCGACCTTTTCGAGCATTGCTATAGAGACAAAAGCGGTCAGTGACCGTTTTCAAAACATCAGTCATTATCGTTTCCCTCTTTAAAGACCGATTCAAGGATTTGCGCCAGTTCCTGTGGCGGTGTTTTGATGATGGAATCCATCAGGTGATCGTCGTCCTCGCTTTTCGCTTTCAGTTCGTTCACCAGTGCTTCAGAGATTTTTTCGTCAATCTCCAGCACATCGCTGAACAGGTAACGTTTGAATGCATCGGAATTGGCGAGGACGCTGTTATTGCTGACGGCATCGAGGATTTGCGTAACGATAGTGGCGTAGTTCGCCTGCGAGTCGCGGTTATCGTTGTGCTCTTGTTGCAGAGCGGTATTAACGGAGTGGAATTCGATTTTGTACGGGCGATCACCTTCCGGGTATACCTTGCCGTACTTGAAAGCAAGATGAATATCGATAGCCCGCTGAATGAACTCTTCTACGCCCTGCTGGATCCATGAGGCGCGCATGGCGGCCTGAATTGCCGTGCGCAGGAATCCACCTTCGCCAAGCCCGCCGGACATTTGATCTGCCCACCCCAGGAGGGTGTAATCGAGGCCAAGTGCTGCCGCCAGCTGGCGCATATAGGTGAGAATGTCTTCAATGCCGTTGATGTCAGCCTGGATGGTCTGAGTATCAATAGTCATCTGTCCCTTGCCGTCGCCCATAATAGGCAGCAGGGTATTGGTCACCGTAGGCATGTTATTCGCGCCACGTGCGCGTCTTTCCATCAGGTCAGCTGCTCGTTTAAGCGTCTGAGTAATGGTGCGCGAATAATCGGCTGCTTTAACCGGATCCAGACTATTCATCGCCAGGCCGATGATTCGGTCAATTTTCGACGCATTAAAACGCGTTGCTTTCAGCGAGCGGATCGCTGAACGCAGATTCATGTACGGCTCGTAAGCGTATTCGAGCAAGCTGGTCCCGTAATTCTGGGTTTCAATCGGCGTGCGCTCTTCCGGATTATCCAGCAAGCTGTATGCTTTATGGCCAGTGTGCACAGGCATAAGGTTTGACTTAGGCCGCCAGTAGGGGATTTTCATAGGGATAATGGCCCACGGATCGGCGAAAACCATTTTCCCTGACGCGTCCTTCAGATAATCGCCGCTAAATCCCGCCAGGTTGCCGCTGACCTCGAACTCTTTGATGAAGCTCGGAAGGGTGTAATAGGAGCACTCAAAAGACGTGATCCCTATGCCTTCTTTGGCGTATGGCCTGACATAAGCCACCCCAAATACAGACATGATAAATGCCCATCCGGCGACCTCTTTGTTGATGGTTCGCCCGATGTCGTTCATCAGCTCGTCACACAACGCCTGAGCGGCGTCATAGTCACTATCGTTTCCGTTGTGTACCGGCACGATAGAGAAGGTTTGTCCGGTCTTCTTATCGAAAGAGAGCGCGTGCGTAATATGGATGTTCAGCGCGGTGGCGATCGTGCTGTAAACCGCCATTTCTTCGAGTAGCGGATAGCGTTGCAAGCGGTCTTCCGGCAGTTGAACTTCATCAAAGATAAAGCGACTCCCATCCACCAGCCCATCACCAGCCATGCCACTATCGCCCGGTTTGCCGCCTAAGAAGCCGGACAGTTGTACCGGTGCCCCTGCGCGAGAAAACAAATACCCACTTCCGCCGTGCACAGCCAGCGCGGACAGGAGGATGTTGTCCCGTTCTCCGTTGTCTTTAAAAACCCCCGCCAGCGCCTTCCTGACCGAGGATAGCGTGATTTTATTGTCTGCCAAGATTGCACCTTAATTAGAATAATTCGCATCGTGTTTGAACGGAATTTAACACTAGTCACTTGTTAAGGATTACCAATGAACAAGCTATCTATGGGTGTGTTTCGCTGTTCAAGTGTCAGCGAAATATTGAAATACATTAGGGCAATAACATCTCACCGAGCGCCGATTAAATACGGCGTGGAAAAGGTGGAAGGCAAAAGCTATGACCGACTGCGCCGGGAGGCGAATCAGAAGGCGATAGATTTGCTTAATTCGCTGGTGGACGGCGCGACACTGACAGATGAACAGCGCCAGATCCTGGCCGGGTACACTGGTGAAGGCGGCATTGGCGGGTCCGTCTCCGAATATTACACACCAAAGCCTATCGCTGAAGGTGTCTGGGAGATCATGAAGCTCTACGGCGCGGACGTAGGTAACACTCTGGAACCATCGGCGGGAACCGGCGTTTTTAATGAGACAAAACCGGTTGGTACGGTGATGACCGCGACTGAGATCAGCAGTGTTTCCGGTCGTATAAACCAGTTGTTACACCCGGAAGACAGCGTACAGATTTCCCCGTTCGAACAGCTGGCTATAAACACGCCTAACGATTCATTCGACCATGTTGTGGGTAACGTTCCGTTCGGCGGTCGTGATAACACACGCAACATCGATAAGCCTTACGCAGAAGAAACGGACATGGGGTCTTACTTCATGCTCCGCATGCTGGACAAGATAAAACCTGGCGGATTCATGTGTGTGATTGTGCCGCCGTCCATTGTTTCAGGTTCAAACATGAAACGGTTACGCCTGCGCCTATCACGGAAAGCTGAATTTCTTGGTGCCCACCGCTTGCCTACCGGTACTTTTGACGCAAACGGGACCAGTACAGTTGTTGATGTGGTGCTGATGCGCAAACATCCGGCAGAGATGGCTGAGAAAATCCCCCTGGTGGATGAAAGCACTCTCGAATCGGCAAATGTGCTTTGGCCAACGTTTATTTCTGGCAAGTGGTTTGAAAAGGACGGCCGCCGGTTTGTTCATGGCACCCAGGAAAAGGGCTTCCAGGGGCGTATTGAGGTTCGTGCCGACGGTCAGATTGATAACCAGGCTCTTAAAGCGAAGCTGATTCATCGTTTCGAAAGCCGTATCGACTGGTCTTTGCTCGATATGGCTGAACCGTCACCGACCGCAGACGTTGTTGGTGAAGGGGAAATGCGCCTGATTAATGGCGTATGGCAAAAATATGCTGGTGGTCGCTGGATTGAAGCTGATGCAGGGAAGGAACTTAAGATCGATGCTGCCAGTTATGGCGCGGATAGCTGGGAGGCTCTTCAGCGTAACCTGACTACAACAGAAGGCCGTCTCGGCATGACATTTACCCAGATGGCAAATGTCCGCGATAAGTACACCACATCAATCAGCGACGATATGGTGCAGCTGGTGGACTGGATTAACAGCCAGCCTGAAAAATACCGTGAACGCTTGTATCGCGGGGCGATGATTGGCCGGATGTTAATTGAATATCAGGACATGAAGGCCGCCGGGCATAGTGCTGAACAAATCGAACAGCAGCGCCTTTCTCTGGTATCCCGTTTGCAGGCAGAGATTGACCGTTTTGGTAACCCCGGTCGCGGTCCGATAGCGAAATTATCGGGGAGCGGTGCGCGCGCCTGGTTTGCTTTCCGTGGTGCAATTAAGCTGGATGGCACTATTTCTGACGAGCTGACAGGAAAACTGGTTACGCATGATTCCAGCGCCAGTTATGACTCCACCAGCTATCAGGACACCCTGCGTTATCTCTACAGTGATCTCACTCGCGATCCAATCCAGCTCGATGATTTCCGCCTTGCGTTTACCGGCGAACTGCCAGCCAGTGATGACGAGTTGCTTAATTTATTGGCCAGCACCCCTGGCATTGCGGTTTCACCGTATGGCGGGATTGTTCCGTTCGCCCGCGCCACCAGCGGCGACATTAACGAGATAGTGGCTCCAAAACAGGAATTCCTCGCCACGCTCCCCGACGGTCCAGTAAAGAACAACGTCCTTAATCAGCTGGCAGCGATCGAAGAGAAGCGCATCAAGACGCCAGCAGAGAATATCCGCTTTAAGCTCAATAGCCGTTGGTTCGACCGTTCCGTCATTCTGGAGTTTTTGCAGGAAAACGGCTATCCGGATCTGCGCTATGTGCAGTCAGTGCAGCTGGAAGGCGACGAAATGGTTTCTGACACCTATCACGGTGGTGATGGCCTGTTCGTCGGGCACCGATACGGTGTCGTCCAGCGTAAGGATAAAGAAACAGGCGAGATCCGCTACGAGTGGGACCGTAAATCAGGTGAAAACGCGACCGGGTTCCCGGCACAGCTGGAAAAGTATCTCAATGGTGCGCGTATCGGTGGCAAAGATAGCGCGACGGCGAACGGCTACCGCGAGCAGATGGCACTGCTTGAGGACCAGTTCAATAAGTGGATCAAGACGCACGATCGCTACGATGAGCTGGTTGCTAAATACAACGATGTGTTCAATAGCAATATCCCGTATGAACACTCTGGCGATCCGCTTGGGTTGAAGGGATTAAGCGGTAAGCGCCAGCCATTTGATTACCAGAATAGCGAGGTGCGCCGACTGTCCGAAGATGGGCGCGGCATCCTGGGCTTCGGCACCGGGCTGGGTAAAACCACGACCGCGCTGGCGCTTGAGGCGTTCAACTATGAGAACGGTCGCTCCACCCGTACTGCGTATGTAGTGCCTAAATCAGTGCTGGAAAACTGGTATTACGAAGCAAAAGAATTCCTGAGTGAAGAGGCATTCAGTAACTACCTGTTCGTCGGTCTTGATGTGCTGATGGATGGCGATCAGATTCGCCAGGTGCAGGTGCTCGATGAGAACGGTAAACCTGTTCTTGGTACTGATGGCACTCCAGTTATGCGCGATGCTCTTAAGCTGGCAGATGAAGCCACTATCACGGCGCGGATGAACGCGATCCCGCACTCAAATTACCGTGCAGTCGTGTTTACCAAAGAACAATACGCCCGCATTCCGCTACGTGATGACACCGTAGATGAGCATGCACAGGATATGCTTTATGACTTCGTTGCCGCCGGACGCGTAGCCAGCGCAATGGACTCCGACTCCCACCGCAAAGAGGCCGCGCGTCGCCGGGTATTGTCGGAGTATTCAGATACCGGCACCGAAAAAGCAGAGAAGTATCCGTACTTTGAGGATATGGGCTTCGATAGTGTGATCGCTGACGAAGGTCACAACTACCGCAATAGCTATAAAAATGGTCGCGAAGCGTCACAACTGGCCTATCTGCCCACCAGCGCGGTGGCGCAATCGGCGCGAGATATGGCAATTAAAAACGCGTACCTGATGAAAAAGAATGGTGGGCGCGGGCCGGTTCTCCTGACTGCAACGCCAGTCGTTAACACCCCGATCGATGCATACAACATGCTTTCTCATGTTCTGCCGAAGGAATACTGGCAGAACATGGGGATCTACGGTCCTGATGACTTCGTTAAATTCTTCGGCAAGACCAGGCTGGAAACGGTACAGAAAATTAGCGGTGAAGTTGAAGAAAAAATGGCGCTGGTGGGCTTTGAAAACCTTGATGCGCTGCGCGGTATATTCCATCGCTGGGTAACGCTTAAAACGGCGGAAGACGTTAAGGATACCGTGGAGATCCCGGAGCTGGACGAACACCAGCAGGATGCACCACTTACTGAAGAACAACTGGCGGCGTATGAAGAATTGCGTCAGCAGGCGGAAGCGGCGGCCAAAGCCAACAATGGCGTAACGACCTCGGTCAATGAAGACGGCGTGATTGAGCACGAGAAAGCCCGTCCGATCTTCTCAATAATCAGGGATATGGACCGCGTATGTACTGACATGGACCTGTACTATCGCCGGATCACCTATCGTTTCCTGCCGGAGTACGCCGATGCGGTGCAGCAGCTGGCGGACAGTTTGCCTAAACAAGCCACCAGCGAAGACGACGACAGTGATGATTCAATCACGCAGCAATCGCAATACTCCCTGATAGATAAGGGCGAGTTTATTCAGTTGCAGGTTCCGGAAGCGTTCGAGCAGGAAGTGAATAAGCGCCTGGCCAGGTTTGGCATTGACGAACAGACCGTAACTCACCCCGTTACGCCCAAATACGCGAAGCTGATTGCCACGCTGAAGGAGTTTTTCCCGGAAGGTAAGCAAATCATCTTCACCGATGAAAAAACGCAGCACCAGAAGCTCAAGCGCATTATCTGCAATGCTCTTAACCTTGAACCTTCAAAGGTGGGGATACTGAATGCTCAGACGGTTGCCGAGGCAGGTAAAACCGGTAAGAAACTGAAAGCGGTTAAACCGCCGAAAGAGTTACCGGATGAACCAACAGATGCACAGATAGCGAAATACAACGAGCAAATGGCTCTGTATGACGCCTATATCGCGCAGCAAAATGAAATGTCGTTGGGCGGTCTGGAAAAGATTGCAGCCGACTTCCAGGAGGGCCGGACTCCGATCATCATCTGCAACAAAAAGGCAGAGGTGGGTATCAACCTGCATCGAGGAACGACTGACATCCATCATCTGACGTTGCCATGGACTCCAGCCAGTATTGCGCAACGAAACGGTCGCGGTGCCCGAGTTGGCTCCAACCGTGCAAGCGTTCGCGTTCACTACTACTGCGGCAAGGGGTCTTTCGATGAATACCGACTGAAGACGCTGAAGCGTAAAGCAGGCTGGATCTCCGATATCCTCCGTTCAGATAAGTCAGAAATGGAGAACGCCGACGCCAACGATATGATCGAAATGCAGATGTATACCGCGAAGGATGACGGCGAACGTCTGGCAATGATGCAGGTTCAAATGGATAAGGCGAAAGCTGCGAAACGCGCTCGCCAGAAAGAACAGGCTACTATCGACCTTCAGAACTACATCAAGGCGCAGCACGCAGCTGGTGAGGATGTGGAGGTACTTACCGCTGAATTGGAGCGAAGCAAAGCGGAACTTGAAAAGACCACCGCCGACGTCGCCAAATTCAAACAGGCGGTAATGGCCAAAGCAGCTGATAACGCAGACTGGAAAGCCCGCTGGGGTAGCGTCCATCACACAGACCGTATGTTGTTAGCACAGTATCGCGCGTCGTTGAAAAGCGCCATTCAGCGCAAGGCTAATATCTCTCAAGCCATCTCCCGCTATGAGAAATTATTGAACCGTACTCAGAAGGCCGCGACGGATATCAAACGCCTGCGCCCGCTGGTGGAGGATGCATTAAATAAAGGCATTCTGGATGTTGATCCTGACCTGGTTAACCATGCGAGTGAGTTCCTTGTTATCGGCGATCGCTCATGGCGTGTAGGCCAATACTACGATTGTGCCGGTGATATCGTTCGCATTAAGTCGCTGGACTTCGACAGCCAGCGCGCAGACGTGGAGATCATCTTCACCTTCAAAGGCACCAAATCTGGTAACTGGGATGTGAAGACGCTGGATAAACAGGTTGATGTAACTCCCGATGAAGATGCTGTTATGCAGAAAATCAGTGGTGGCGTCTCCATCGCCGGGATTAACGACATCGTTTCCTGTGACGATTTCTACCGTTTCCAGCAGCGCGGCATGATCAAAATCACTGACTCATACGGCGTTCAGACTACAGAGTCAGGCTATAGCATTGATTTTGTTGGTACCTATACGGACCCACTGAAGCATGCGGTTTACCCGGATCGCCGTGACGGCGCGCTGAAGTCGTCAATTGCAAAATGGGTGCTTGGTATGATGTCGGAAGGGAATAACCGCCAGATCCGTTCGGCAGAAGCATTCCTGGTTGAACTGTTTGGCTCCAATTATGGCGATGTAATCGCGTCATACGGAGATACGCTATCCCCTGAAGCAATTCAGGAGAAAATAGCGGATGCGATCGCCAGAATGCCGGAGAAAACAAGCCAGGGGGCTACTCGTAACGGGGATTCTGAACTTGAAGTCACCAATGCCATTTTCGGTACCAATGAGTTCCGGGCGTCAGATTATGAGATCACCACAGCACAGTTTGGCACCATTGGCATTTACAGCAATAAAGACGAGATCAAGCAGGCAATGGACGCAGCAAGCGCGCGCATTGCAGCAGAACGGAAAGTCAATCTGAATCATGCAGTCGCCGCGCTGACTCAATCGTGGGTAACAGCAATCAGGGAGGCCGCCACCACAGGAAAAATCACACCGGCAATTGCGGATGTCGTAAACGACGGCTCTAAATTTATGGATGCCTATAAAATGGATGCGGTGCAGTTGCCATCAGCCTATGGGCAACTCAGCTATCGCATGACCTACAACCTGGTATCAATGTTTACCGACCTTGCCATCCTTGGGCTGGTGGACCTTAACGAGGTTACGCCGGAATTGCTCAGCATGCGCAAGAATCATGTGGAGATATTGCACAGAATTAACACGGTACTTGCCGGGCGCACCGATGAAGAGAAACAGGCAGACGCTGATCGGATAAACCTGGCCCTTGGCAACATCACGGAGGAAGAAATTGCTGCCAGAAACGAGAAACAAGAAGAGTTATCATCAATACAGGGTGATGCCACCAGCATAGCTCAGTCTCTTGGTCTGAATTATCGCGTATCCACCGCCGACCTGAAGATGATGTACGCACCAAAATTCGCCGCTGGCGAGGTATTTGGGCTTCAGGAAGCCTCCGGCATGAAAGGGGTTCTTTTCCGTGCGAAAGACGCAATCAAGGCGAAATTCGGCGCTCGCTGGTTGCCAGCGAAGGCGAAGAACAGCGACTTCCCAGGTAACTGGTGGATTATCGAGACAAAACACAACGTGGCGGACGTTCTGGCCGTCATCCAACAATACGCATAACAGGAGCGCCCGGTTCGCCGGGCGTCGCATAATATGGCCACACTATCTGATACAATAAAACCGAATAAAACATATCTTGAGGCGGTACTCCGTACAGCGTTGTTAGGAAAGACAGAAGACGAATACGTTGATTTCTTCCTGTCAGGGCTACGCGGGCGATTACTGAAAAATCCCCGCCTGTACCGCAGCTATGGTCCATACTGGCCGGAAATTAAAAAATTATTACTGGAGCGCGGTTATGGTAATTTCGGTCGTCTCGTTGACCGTGACGTTCGCAAAATTTACCGTTATGACCGCCCGGCGCTAACACTCATAGCCGCGACGCTCTACAGCCAGGAGCGTTTTGATAATGGTCAGATATACTCAGCCTGGCATTTACTGCCAGTGCCTGAAGAAGTTGACGACCAGGACTATGAGTTTGAGTCTTACGATTTGGAAGTTGAAGCCTTGGCACAGGCTGGAGAGAAAACTTGAAAAAGCGATACTACACAGTAAAGCATGGGACGCTACGAGCATTACAAGAGTTTGCTGACAAGCATAACGTTGAGGTGCGCAGGGAAGGGGGAAGTAAAGCTCTGCGCATGTACCGTCCGGACGGGAAATGGCGTACAGTCGTCGATTTCAAAACAAACAGTGTTCCCCAGGGCGTCCGCGACCGGGCATTCGAAGAATGGGAGCAGATCATCATAGATAATGCATTGCTTCTCAATGCTGATTGAGTTTTGTTGGCCCGGTTTGCACCGGGCGTTTCACAAACAATCAACTGGTTTGTAGTTCCTGCGGCGAGATGAATTATTAATATTATCGTGGTGCCGATGATGCGATAGCCTGTATGATGTTATCAATATCGTTATCGTTCAGCATGAATATAGGTACACCATTAGAGTTTGCATTTTTTTCAGTGCTCATCAAACAAAGCCCCTCATACATGCCGCGAGTTTTTTTGAAATTGGCGACTGATGGAGTGGTGTAATTTCCTTTAAAGTGCATTCCGGCTGATTCATAAAAAGGAACCAAATCAGACTGGCAAATCAAAGCGACCTCATTTGGAAATGCAAGTATTTCTGCCAGTATATTACTTCCAAGTCCATTACCACGATATTGCTCATATACATATATTTTATGACAGTACAACGGAAAATTTCCCGATGGATGTCCGAAGATTAAGGCGTATCCGAACAAGTTTTCTTCATTAGTAAAGCCCATAATGCGCAAATGACCGGCTCGGTAACACTCTTCAAAAACGTTAATTATGTAGCTTCTCGCTGCTTTCAGCTCCTCTTCTGTCGGGAACATCATCAACCCCATAAGCGATGGAGTATAGGCCAGATCCTGAAGAATCCCATTAGCTTCATTTTCGAAAATTAGCGGTAAGTGCGGTACAATTTCATTTGCCGAGGTATTAGACATAGTATGGTGAGTCCTTTGTTTTCAAAGGACTCATGTTATCAGTGATAATCGTTTGTTGTAATAGTGTTGATAAAATAATTTTCTATTATGTAAGCAAGCTCATTTTTATGACGGGTAATGCAAAAAAAAATAGAATCAAAAAACTAAAAAATAATAATTCATGGGGTTTTACACCATCAAAAGTCCCCACTATAAATTATTAGAAATAATTATGCTTGCCTGTTAATACCCCTTTCGGCACTTTTTTTTGTTCCAGTGTCTGGGTACCCAGAATTATGTTAATAAGTGGACTTAGTAACGATGGTTCCTGGCGGGCTTCAACTTCTCCAGCCATTGCCCTGATGTAGTCGGCGCTGGCAACGTTGTTGTATTCCGTCGCAAAGCAACATAGTAACGTCAGAACATGCTCTGTCGTTATTTCGCTCCAGTTGATGTTGAAAAATTCATCGCCTTTTTTATCGTGTTCGGAATCGAAGATGCTTTGGTGGAGGATGTATTTGCCGGATTCCTTGCGCGGTAACTTGATCGCTTTCTGGCGTTCCAGCTCCTTGTAAATCTGCATTGCTTCAATCAGTACCGGCCTGCCGTTCATGAAGGGATCGCGCAACCTTACACGCTGGCCAACTCGACCAGTAATAAAGCTGTTTTCCTCTTCCACCAGCACGATAAAACCCTTTTCCTCTTTTTCTCGCAATTCGCGCAGCAGCTGGAGTTCCATATCGCGGCGGCGTTCAGGGTAGCTGGTCCGCTCAGCCATTATCAGCTCGTTATTGATCCATGCAGCAGTCATTGACGCCGGTTTGCCGACGCTCATCGAAACAACGCATATTTTCTTATCCATAGCGCCCCCTACAAAAAAGAAAAGCCACCAGCGGCGGCTTAGCAATACAACTGAAGGTAGCGCCCGGTACTCAGACTGTGCCGTCCATGGAATATTTGAAAAGGGATCCATCCGTACCGGGCATGTGATGATTCTGACTGAAGTCACTTGTCAGTTGTCAATCATTTATCATTAAAAATAATATATTTATTAGTGCATGATGTTTGCCATCTCATAGGCGTCAGCCAGTAACTCCATCTCTGACTTGTTCAGCAGGGTGAATTCTTTCTTGCCTCCAACCACACCATCGGCATGAACAGGGACCAGCCAGGGGTATTTTGCTCTTACTTCAGCCGGTGCTGCATGCTGGTGGTGCCATCTACAAAGTGGCAATTGCTTTTTATGACAACCCGGCGCGGTACGACCGGCGATATGGTGCAGAGACACCTCATTAGATATTACTCCATGCATATAGCAGGCAATGCAGGGGAGAGTGCCAAGAGCATTGGCGATGCGCCGTTCCTCCGCCGTTGGTGTTCTCCCCTTCAAGCCACGAGATTTTATTTTTACCGCGCTTTTCCGCGTTTTGCTGGCTGGTGGGCGCTCTTTCTGTTTAGCGATACGGCGGTCGATAGTATCCCGCATTTTCTGATATTGAGATTCTCGCCAGACCGGATCAGCCAACTTCTCCCGTTGCCGAGCGATCGCTCGTTCTCTGGCTGCCTTCTGCCACTTGCGGCACTGTTCAATTTTTTGTTCGATTGTTTTCATATGGTCAAAAAAAAGGCGGCCTAATGGCCGCCTATGATGTCAAGGAGTGAAGTAATGGCAACGTCTTCGTAGTTGACAAAAACTGCGACTCAATTATAGCAACAAATTAGAGCAATTAAAGTTGTTTATTTATCGCGAATCACATTTTTTCACTTCAGTACCTGTGTGCTATACTCCTTCTTGATTGATTGGATGCGGAATACAAACCCGCTCTTTTGTGCAGCCTGGCTCCTTGCCAGGCTTTTTTTATTTCATCATGGAAGCTGTTAACGCTTTGGACCTTGCTGAACTGATTGAGAGGGCTTTGTCAACGTGCCCCAAAAATTCGCCAAACTCAGACATCACTTTAGCAAAACCGCGCCGTGCTTCTCCCTCGGTGGCATTCATCACGAAATGTTCAGCACCACGCATACTTTTGACAGGGAACGCAACGGATATTGAATCAATATCAGGCATTCTATCGCTCAGCTTTACAGTGACAATGACGGCTGGCGACTGAATATTAGTGCTTACAGACAGCACTACATATTTTCCGTCGATGTTGAAATCCTTTCTCATATGTCACCATAAATATCAAAGAATTAGAGCAATCATTTACGCGTTAATGGCTAATCGCCATCTTCCAGCAGGCGCACCATTGCCCCTGTTTCACTATCCAGGTTACGGATATAGTTCATGACAATATTTACGTTGGTCCAGCCACCAGCTTGCATGATCTCCGGTATTGAAACTCCGGCACGAGCCATATCTCGCGCGGCTCCGACACGGGCACTGTGTCCAGACCAGGCCAGGTATCTCTGACCAGAGTCATCCTTAGCGCCGTAAATCAATCGATGAGTTGCTTCAAAAATCCCTTCCAGGGCGCGAGTTGATAGCTGGCTGGTGGCAGATGGCGCGGCAACACCATTTTTTCTGACCCGGCAAAACAGGTAGTTATTCGGATCATCAGCTACACCAGAGACGGAAATCCATCGCTCGACCAGTTTAGTTACCCCCAGGCTAAGTGCCTTCTCTACACCTGCGGTGCTAACCAGCGTTTTCGTTCTGCCAATATGGATTAACATTCTCCCACCGTCAGTACGTGAGATATCTTTAACCCTGATCCTGGCAATTTCGGCTATACGTAACAGGGTGTTATAAGCAATCCCCAGAAATGCCAGATTACGTATATCCTGGCAGCGATCGCTATTTCCCATGAGTGAACGAACCTGGTCGAAATCAGTGCGTTCGAACGCTAGAGCCTGTTTTGCACGTTCACCGGCATCAACGTTTTCTTTTCGGATCCGCCGCATAACCAGTGAAACAGCATTGCTGTCACTTGGTCGTGGCAGCCCGGACCGACGATGAAGCATGTTTAGCTGGCCCAAATGTTGCTGGATAGTTTTTACTGCCAGACCGCGCGCCTGAAGATATAGAAGATAATCGCGAACATCTTCAGGTTCTGCGGGAAACCATTTCCGGTTATTCAACTTGCACCATGCCGCCCACGACCGGCAAACGGACAGAAGCATTTTCCAGGTATGCTCAGAAAACGCCTGGCGATCCCTGAACATGTCCATCAGGTTCTTGCGAACCTCATCACTCGTTGCATCGACCGGTAATGCAGGCAAATTTTGGTGTACGGTCAGTAAATTGGACATTTAACACTCAGATAATGGTTTTAAGTAAAGTGTACAGGATCGGCTCTGCCTTTACCTGTTTATGGTTCTCGTCATAGAAACGCCAGCGACCGCGCGTGCGTTCTATTTTCTCTTCACCGCGCGATAATGACAGTTGACAACTATCACGATCAAACCCTTTTGCCCGCCAGTAACCACGGTTTTTCTCAAGCTCAATATGAGTGGACACTTTAGCAGCTGAATATCCCATTTTTCACCTCTGATTGATTGGTGGTGCTAAGTGCGCTACGCGAAATCTGGAGCACTAACACTGCCAACATTTCGCAGATTTTACGTAGCGCAACCTTGATCAAATGATCAAGTGATCACTATTTGACCTGATAAGGTATTGAACTGTATGGATTTACAGGTAAATTGATCATGTTCAATAACCCTTAAGA